TGGCGCGGCGTGCATTCGCGTATGGGTTTAGCATCGCGTAGCCTCCACCGTGGATCTGCCATAGTCCCCAGTCATTGGTCCAGCTGATAACCCAGGTACGGCCGGAGGACTCGTGCCACGCGATACACGCAGCAGTAGCGGCTGCCCATGAGGCCCCACCTTCATAGCGCCACAGGGCCATAAGGCCGGAGTAGCTGTAGATGGCCCGGTATCCGGGATTGCCGGAACTGGAGATGGAGCCGTTACGCGAGCAGCGGATTGTTAGGAAGTTACCCGCGTAGATGAGGTCTGGATTCCTGACGCCGGATGCGGCCGCTATTCCTGGGTAATCACCAGGCGTGCCGCAGAACCGATCCGAGATCGCTGATAGCGTATCGCCAGAGCGTATCTGGTAGCGGATACTCGCGAGAGCTGGCACCGTAATGCCGATGAGGCCGCTTACCATGATAGCAATAACGGCTACCCGGTAGCGGCCTCGCCTTGTCGGTGGCTTCCTGTGACTTACTAGCGGATGAGTTCTTCTATGCTTCCCTTTCACATCCCTTTCCTTCCCTATGGGCCAGGCTCCGGTACTAGTGGGTCGTGCGGCTCCTGCCGCTTTATCATTGCGTCGTATACCGGAGTTGCCATACCGGGCTTTACCCAGACACCGTGGAATGGGAACCGGTAATAGCAAGGCCATCCGTAGGGCTTCAGGGAACTGAAGCCCATAATGAGGATTGCCCCAGGTCGCATTGCTTCCTGAACTTCCCGCTCCCAGCGGCCTTCCTCATCGTCATCCTTGAATGGGCGGGCGAGGTAGACGATATCAAACTTATCCCATTCTGGGAACGGAGGCTTGCGGAGGTCGCGCTGCTCCGTCTCGATACCGAATAGCTCGCGAGCCCGTCTGATGTACTCTTCATTGATCTCATACCCGGTGGCGTCTAGGCCGTATTTCTGGGTAGCTAGGTAGAGCTTGGTACCGATACCGCTGCCGGCTTCCACTAGCCGGATCTTACGGAGGCCCTGTCGCCGGAATACATTATGGCCTATCGCGATGTGGTACGCGATATTCAGCATCCGGTCATACTCGGTGATATCGAGCGGGCTCCATCTCCACATCTCTGGGTCTGGATCTTTCCCACGCTCTTTCTGGAGCTGTTCCATTTCCAGATCCCAGAGCTTGCGGAGGTCGTACGTCACAGTGGGGTGACCCTAACGACAGGCCGCCACGCCGATCCGGCCTCATCCCGGACGGAGTAGTAAATGTTACCATCCGTCTCGCTGACGCCCATGAATACGTGCGCCCCGGTATTGGATGAGAGGATTTCCCAGGTAGACCAGTCGCCTCCGGGGCATCCGGGCGGATTGTGAGCCATTGGTTTTCCTTCCTAGGCGAGTTTCCTGGGACCGCGCCAGTCAGCACCGGCCGAGAAAGCCTTGGTGATGTAGTAGACATCACCTGCCGTGCCGACGCCCATCTGGGCCTTGACGCCGTTGGCTGCCATGAATTCCGTGCTGAGCTTGAGCCAGTTCCCTGGCTTTCCTGGAATTGTCACGTGATCCTCTCCTGTTCCCGATGGTGGTGGCGTGCCGCCTATGCTCCCGCCTCGCGCCATCTCCAGGACCTCAGCGAGCGGGTAGCCGGAGCCTGGGTCGGAGTGACCGCAGCCGTCCGGGCCTAGGCGTGAGTGGTAGGTGACGCCTTTGCTGTAGCCGTCCTGAGACTGGGATGAGGAAAGCTCCGTCAGCGGGATGCCAAACCGGTGCGATTCCTCCGCGAGCCACGCGGCCGCATTCTCCAGTAGCGACATCCTGTTGTTGAGCCACTCGTTTCTGGACCATGCGGCGTAGCCGCACTGCTCGGCTGCGGAGGCCGTCTGGCTGTTGAAACCGCACTGGGTCCAGGCGTTGTTGTATGGCGCGACTCCCTCACAGATATGCCCCGGATGGAAGCTATCTATGATTACGTCAGAGCTAGCCCCAACGTTCCCCTGGAAGTAGATCGCGCAGTCATACATTCCGGACGGGCTGTCTCCCCAGCCTTCCGTCGTATGGAGGACCAGGAGCCGCTTTGTGCTCCCTCCGGTCGAGTAGTTCGGAGAGGGATACCAGTGCCTAACTAGGCTCATCAGGTCTCACCTCATCCCGGTAGCGGGGTGGGTACTCGCCACGGTCAAACCGGTCGGCCTCCGGAGGCCTGGGCCCTAGCTTTGTCCAGCCCCAGGGCTCGCCCTGGATTTCTGCCGGAGGCTCTGGAGCTGGTTCCGGAATGTCCAGCCTGATGAGATCGCTAAGCTCATCATCGATCGTGAACGTGTCGCCATCCCGGATGATCCTGCGCTCCGGTTCCGGCTCGCGACCGGGCTCCGGCTCTGGATCATCCCTGCCGAATAGGCGATGTCTTCCCGGCATAATCCCTCCTGTACATTGTCGGGATAAGGGCTATTCTACGCTTCCGCTCTTACCCGCCACGATCACCGCTGTAATCGCGAGGCCTGCTGTCTGTTCCGTTGTGCGGAAGGGCATTCAGGATTATAGCAAGACCTCCGGTCATGCCTACAATTGCTAGCAAATGAACGGAAACGCCCCTGGCGATGAATTCGGCAATAATTGCGACGGTAATAGAGACTGCGCCAAGCACAATCATGTATATGGTCCAGCGTACTTTCCAGGGCACAGCCTGTCCTTTCTAGAGCGGAGCGTGGAGCGGGAACCGGAAGCAGACCGAAAGAATGTTGCCTGCGGCTGCTGCGCCGAATATGTCGCAGTTTCCGGAGCCCGTACGGACTGTGAGCTGGTGAGAGGTAGCTGTATACGGGCTTGACGGTAGTGTTTCTGCAACTAGGACAGGCTCTGCACGGTTAAGTGGCCGGTAGCCGGCAGGCAATGCAAATAGAGTGTTTGCTGGACCGGTTACACCACTCGGTACGATAGACTGTCCGTGAACGTATACCGTGTCGTCCGGGAGTAGCGTATACATTACGCCTTCATTAGCTACGTGGGTCCATCCGCCTCCAAGCGGAGCGAGATGATATGTTTCTGGCGTATTTGGGTTACCGGGCTGCGCCGCTACAAGGTAGCCGTTAGCTGCGTTGATGAATAGCCCGGCATTCGGTCCCTGCTGGATCTTGTAGTAGCCAGCAGGAGACTCCGGCGTAAGAGCCCATAGTATCCGCTCATCGGTAAGCGCGGAGAGGGCTCCGGTAGAGGCCGACGTCCAGGAGCATACCGGAAGGTCCCAGAGGCCGCCAGTCGTCTGGACTAGGGGTGGCTCTACCGGCGTACCGGACGGTGTGCCGGTAATGACTACGGGCTGGACTACCGTAGGCGAGGTCGTGGCCCCACGGTTCAGCCGGAGTACGAGCCGGTCAATACGGTTCTGCGCCGATGCGGCCGGAATCGGCGTGCTGACCGGTGCGTCCGCTCTCCAGAGCTGTCCCTTGATAAGAGCCTGGCCGGCTGAGATGACGATGTTGCGGCCCGGAACGTCAAATGACGAGACGAATGCGCCACCGTTGATAGGGTCTATCCGGTCGGCAATTCCGGCAGTCGACATGAAGTTTTCCCAGTCAGCCGTTGTCGACAGCTGCGTGAAAGCGCTTGGGCGTCCGTCGTATGTAACCATAATTTAGTCGCCAGCTTCCTTTCGAGAACCTGAATCCGTTTTGTTAGCTGACCGATAACCGACTGATCGGTTGCGGTCGCAATAGAAGACTGCCCGACTGAGGGCACGACGGAGTAGACCGGAGTCTGGGAACCGTCAGCCGTTAGCGTGACAGCGGTAACAACGTCAGAGTAGACGGCTCCGTTACGGACCTCCATCGAGACAATATCGCCTAGCCCGTAATCGCGGCCGAATGTTAGGAATGGGGTATCGGTTGCGGTCGCGCTCATAGTCGGTCCAGCAGCTCCGGTAAGCAATGTCTGCTGAGCCGTAGATGCTAGATTGTTAGCGTCCGTCTCGGAGCTACTATCAACGAACTGCTCGACTACGTTCCACTGCGTCTTTGCGGAAGCTACGCGGGATATGAACTGCGTACCGGAGCCCTGAACCAGTGCATCGGTACACGTAGGATCGGTTAGCGCAAAGCTGATAGCGGCTAGGTTCCCTAGGTCACGGCTAAACCAGGCCTTACCGGAGAGGTTCCTGGGAATGTAGACATCAAACGTTAGGCGATGCGCTGGGGCGTTCCGGGTAACCTGGACGCCCATAGCCGATCCACCCTGAGCTATAAGAGCCCGGATAACATCGAGCAGGTTCAGGTCTACACCGGTTCCGAACTTAACCGTGTAGGCGATTCCGGAAGGGCCTCGCGTCTGGTTAGCCGCAATATCCAGGAGCGGGTTAACGCGAGCGGCTAGGGCTCCTGGGCCGATGTTGTTGTTGACGTAATGTTTGATAGCGGTTTCCAGCGTTACGCCGGATATTGCATCGGTAGCTGCGGCCGTCTGCGAGGCCCAGGCGACGGCTGGGTTAGGGTAGCAGATCCGGTTAGCGATAAGCCCTAGCCAGTCGGCCCCAGAGAGCGCAATAAACGGCCCAGAGACGGAGCCTGAGCCTCCGGTGGAGCCCGGTATGGAGTCCTGGTACCCTGGCTGCTCGCACTTCCCTCCGAAGCTAAACAGGCCTCTCCAGTTGATGTTAACAAAGAAATCGCCGGACATGATCCGGTTCCAGAGCGTATCGGAGTACGGCACGACCATAGACCAGGAGCCGACTGCGTTGTAGTAGAGCTGAGCCGAGAGGGTAGCGAACTGGACTACGCCCTGGCTCACGAGATTATTATCAAGGATCTCTACCCATACCTGATCCTGTGAGCCTGCCTGCGGGGTAACAAACGACTGAATACGGTTGACGCTACCGGTAGCGCGCGAGACGGTAACGGAGCGGCCGTTGACCGGGATAACAGCCATCAGGCACGCCTCCAGCGGTTAGTCCAGGCGAGCGATACGGCTGTTGCTGCGGTAGCTCCGGGAATCGAGATGTTTATGTTATTGACTCCGGTAACGAAAGACCAGAGGTCGCTGATAGTCGAGTAGGAAAGCTGGTCCCAGATACTTGAGCCTGTTGACTGATTTACCGCCATCTGCTGACCGCGCTTGGTTACAATCTGTACTATCTGCCCGGCTGGGATAGCGGTATTCAGGGACCACTGCCGGCCTGTAGTTAGGTTCTTAATCGTTGGAGTCCCAGGCCCAGTAATAGTCCACGTCGGATAGGTAGCGGCTCCGGGATTGTTAATCGTGGCATTCCCGATAATGGTACCACCGGCTAGCCAGATAGGGAGCAGGGGCAGGATGCCGCTCGCGTAGTTAAGCGTGAATACAAGGTTCTGCTGAGTATCGTCGTACCAGTATGGATCCGGAGTCTGGAACGTAAAGGCGTACACCATCATATCGTTCAGGCCGACTTCCGGCGTATCGAGCCCGGAAGTCGTATAGACCGATACTGACCTAGATGTCCCATCTGGTCTCTGGATTACAATCTGTCCCGGAGCCGGTAGCTCGTTACGGCGGCAGGTAAAGGCATTGATTACCTTATCAAGTAGGGCATAGTAATCATTCGGCCCACCGCCAGCAGGACGGCTCACGAGTAGGGCTATAGCAATAGTCCCAGGCTGAACGTTGTAGATAGTCGGTATAGCTGTGCCGTCAAGCAGCGGGATAGTCTGCATGGTAACTGGAATGCCGTCGATTCCGGCGATACCGGAACAGATATATCCATTCGCCATTGAGAGGTCGGAAAGGTTCCAGTCAGTTCCGTCAGGGTCTATGTAGTCAATCTGAAGTGGGATAGGTGGCGCTGGCGTAGTCATTTATGTCCTCCTGCCCTGACGTCCTAGATTGCCCTGGGTTATCGACATAGCCTGGAATGCCGTGCGCACATGGCTCTCGATAGCGGCTCCAGTAAGGCCGTCGAAATGAGCGTGGTATTCCGTGCCACCGATTCCTCCCTGAGCCTGCTCCCAGGTCAGCACCCGCTCCGGACGGCCGGTCATGTTGTACGCGAGGGTCACTCCGGGAGGCAGCCAGCCTCCGGTGTCATAGCCGTGTCCGGAGCCCATTCCCATTCCACCGGACATCAGAGTCGGGCCGTAACGGTGGAGAGCGTAGTTGATTGCGGCCGCGATGTTCGCGAGCGGGTCATAGATATTACCGCTCGTACCGGGAACGTGGAAAGCCGCGAACGTCTTGCCGATTACCTGGAGAAGTCCTCGCGAGGGATCTCCCATCTGAGCGTTGATGTCGGTAAGATTAATGGCGTTAGGGTTGCCTCCGGATTCAGTCTGCATCTGATACAGTACCTGGCCGAGTAGCGAGCCCGGAAGGTGAAGCATCGCAAGGGCCTGCATAACCATTCCGGCCCACTGCTGGACTCCGCCTCCACCACCTCCGGCTATTTTCTTCCAGAGCCCACCGAGGAAGCCACTGACCTTACCGAGAGCATTGAGGGCTGCCTTCGGTAGCTTAGCGATATCGACTAGGCCCTTGGAGACGAATGAGGCGAGAGCCTGCGGCCATCCCTTGAAGATATGACTGACTAGCCCAGCGAGGCTCCGGCCGGAAGTCAGGAGGCCGTGGATAAGGCCCTGGATGAGATTCTTACCGATACCCATCATTACCTGGGACGGCGAGGATATGTGGAAGAACCTCTTGACTGCGCTGATAATCGGCTGGACTACCATCTGGTTAATCCAGCTAGCTACGTTCCTCATGGCATTCCAGATACCCGCGAGCAGGCCGTGGATTATCTTCCCGCCAGCATCCTTGAGCCAGTTAACGGCTCCGCTGAAGAAACCAATGATCGTGTTATCGATCCGGGTAAACCATCCCCACAGGAAGTTCCACGCGGCCTTGAGGCCGTTCCAGAGCCCGTTGATGATATCGTGTCCGGCTCGCGGGAGCCAGTGAATTGCGTCATTGAAGAAAGTCAGGATCCAGTGCTTCATGTTATTGAACTGGACCTCGATATTGTGGCCTATCCGGATGAGGGCTCCGATCGTTGCCCCGTAGATATCATTCCAGATGATCCGGATCGTATGGAGTACGGTCTGGCCCCAGCCCGCGATGTTATGCCGGATCTGGTCGAAATGAGCGGCTATGTTGTGCCCTAGGTCGGCTAGTACACGGTAGGTGCTACTCGCGATATCGCCCCATACGTGCGCTATACCGTGTCGGATGTTATCGAAACGGTTTGCTATATTGTGCCCGATAGCTCCGGTGATGGAATCAATGACTCCAAGGATAGCATCCCATACCCGGCCAGCCTCATCCTTAATCAGGTTCCATATCCTCTTGCCGGCATCCTTGAGGTGATTCCATGCATCGCTCCAGTGTCCCTGGATAAGGCTCAGGAAGAAACCAAAGACACCGTTAAGGATAGCGAACCCAACCTTAAAGACATCGACGAATCCCATTATGACCGCACCGGCGTACTTCCAGATAGTAGGCCAGTGAGACTCTAGCCAGTTTGCGGCGACGGTTAGCCAGGCTATTACGTCGATAATGGCGATGATTACCTGGAACAGGAAGTTGATAAAATCGGCCGTAGCCTTTGGATTCAGGGCAATAGCCTGGGCCATTCGCGAGATAGCCTCCGCGAATGACTTCATGATGCCCGGTATGTCCGGGGTGAACGCCTTTAGGATCTCAACGAATGCGTTAGCTACGTCCCTAATCGACTGCTGGACTGCCGGCTGGGCGAATGCCTTTAGGATGGTATCAACAAATGTCTGGAACGGCCCTGCTATCAGATGCTCTACGTCAGCGAATACCGGCGTCATCTGCTTCATGACCTTATCGGCCGTCTTGAAGATATTAGTCATCACCGGCACAAATGCTGCTCCGATCTCGGCTATGCTCTTTTTGGCATCCTTTCCGAGATCGGTCCAGGCCTGCTGCATATCCTTAACACGGGCCGTCTGGCGTGCTTCCTGATTCTGCTGCTGGAGCTTGTTTAGGTTCCCCTGCGCCGTAGCGACTCCAGCCATAGCACTATCGAGACTCGCGTGAGCTGCGGCTAGCTGGCCGGCCGTAGCCTTCCCGCTCGATTCGAGCTTGTTGAGGTTATCCTGGGCTGCCGTCTGGCGCTGTGTTGCGGCCGCGAGCTGAAGATGGGAGGCCCGCATCTGCTGATTGGTAACGGTTACCTGCTTGCCTATGTTCCCGTACAGGGCTCCGAGGACACCTAGCCCAGCGAGCCCGGTACCCAGCCCACCGGTCAGGAGCCCTCCAGCGGCCTGGCCTAGGAACGGGAGGGCAGCACCTACGCCTACTGCCCCGATGCCGATGGTCCACGGGTTCAGGAGTCCGCCACCACCACTAGCCGCAGCCGACGCGGCCTGCCCTGCCTGCCCTGCGCCTCCGGCTCCGATACCACCGCCACCAAGCCCAGGCCCGAATCCCGGCACGAGCCGCGAGAGCGTACCGAGGATGCCTCCGCCACCGCCACCGCTAGCACGGGATACCTCAGCCCGGAATTTAGTCAGCTCTGCCCTGGCTGTCCTCGCGTCGAAACGGACCTTGATATTGGCATCTTCCTGAAGGATCTTAAGCCCAGCATCAATCTCGGCTATCTTCGCCATTGCCTCTTTAGAGGAAAGGTTAACATCTATGTCTTTCGATAGAAGCTCGATCATCTTCGCGCGTAGCTCAGCAACCTTCCTTTCCGCCTTGGTTGAGTCTGCCTTTATCTCGGCAGCCGGAAGGGCCTTCATAGCGGCCTCTATCCGCTTCCGGAATGTAGTTGAGAATGCGCTTGCGTTAGCCTCTCCGGCCCTAGCCATCCTAGCCTTGTTATCGTCAAGGCTCTTCACGATACCGCTCGATACGTTGTTGCCTACCTCGCGGCCGACTTCCTCTGATGACGGGACTAGCTGGGCCCGGAGCTTAGTGTTCCAGCCGCGAGCGTCCGGGACAACGCCAACGGCTACCGAGCCAACGAATATCTCTGCCATCTCACACCCTTCCCGTCATCCTGTTAAGGGTGGCCTGAACTTCCTCATCCGGAACGTCCCGCATTCGTGGGTCGATTGCCCGGATACCCGCGAGGGTCATCGGCCGGAGCCTCCGCGACTTAGTGGAGACGCCTGGACGCCGGATCGGCTGCGGCCTGGCGATGGCCTTATCAGAATGGCTACTCGCGTACATCCAGCTGACCTGCCGCACCTCATCGATAAGTGCGGCTAGTAGGCTCTCCACCGTACTCCAGCGAGCCTTAACAGGATCACCGGCGTTCGCGGCTAGCCGTTCCTCTGGCGTGATATTCCTCACCGCAGTATTCAATGCGCTCTCCGGTGGCAGGTTATCGATGAGGGCAAGCAGCTTGCGCCATGACAGGCCGGAGCCAGGCCTGAAGAACCTGACGAAATCGAGCCCGTAATAACGCTGGAGATCTGCCTCTAGTGCCTCCGGGAATTCCGAGATGATCCAGAGGATCTTCTGAATTTTCCCATGCTCATGCGAGCCTGCCGGCCGCACTCCGCGAATACCGCTTCAATCTGGTAGTTCGCGAGGTCGGCCTCCAGCCACGCCTCATACTCCGCACTGTCCGTGATGACGGCCGTGGCCCAGTCCTCCCAGTTGCCTACCGATGCCGCCCGCATTGCTGAGGACGGCCATTCACCGGCATGCATAATGTGGATGACTTTACCGTCTATCCGGACGGTAGTGGGCTCGCCTACGGATTCGCGGCGTAGTGCTTCATCGAGCAGGTCAAGGTCTACATCGACCTCAGGCTCATTTCCGTCCGGGCTCTCTGCGGCCCGTAGCGGTTCTGTCACGGCTTCCTCCCGGTCACGTGAAGTAGGCCGTCATCGACTTGCCGTAGTCGATGGTGCGCTGGGCGACGGCGTTGGTAACGGCTCCGATGGTTCCGGGATAGAGCGTGAACGTAAGGTCGGTCATGACGATGTCGCCCTGCTGGTACTGGTCGTTACCGCGAGCGGTGACCTTGGCGAACGGGGCGTACAGTCGCTGGCGCTTGGTGCCATCGATGGCGTCGAATATGAGGCTGTACCGGTTATCGGCCGGAGGGTCAGGGATAATGTAGGTTGCCGGGAAGACTCCGGCCGCAGGCGGCTGGGCTCCGGTAGAGGTTGGCGGAGCGGTGATCGTGTTCGGCGTGCCGATAGTGAGCGGAGAGACATTCTGCTTGTAGAACGTAGAGCCTCCGGCCGCTGTCACGTAGAGGTTCCAGCCGGTTGCCCCGCCAACTGCTGTAGGCGAAGCACACGTGATCGTGCTCGTGGAGCCAGTAGTGACCTGCGATCCTACCGGAGATGGGCCAGACTCGCCGGATGCCGTCGTGTACGTGGTGATCGCCTGATACGTTCCAGCGAGGATCGTACCACCGGACGCGGCGGTGGAGAGCCCTGGTGCACCTGGAGCCGCTACGCCAGAGGGCTTGAGAGGCGAGCTAGCTACCGGGAAGATCGGCACGTCATCGTAGAGCGAGCGGACGTAAGGGTTGAGAGCTTCTAGGAAGATGGCCTGGACGGTCTTGGAGCCTCCGGTAAGGATGGACCTGACCGGCGTAAGGACTCCGGCTGCCGGGATGTCCTTGATGGTCTCATCGAGCTTGAAGATATAGCCCGATACGTCCGTCCAGCCGCAGCACTTGTAGATGCCGGAGCCGAGAGAGGATGGGTCCTCGAATGCGGTGGGAGGACTTCCGTTGTTTGGCTGGCCGGCCCAGATGACTACATCACCGGCCGCGTAGAGCAGGGTGTTGTCCTTGTACGAGCCGGTAGCCGGAGGCGTCAGGCCGAGTGGGGAAATCCCCAGGTCTGTCGCTGCCACGGACGGCGTATCTTCTGCTGGCTTTGTGGGCATTGCGTTTCCTTTCAGGGATGTACGCGGATCTCGTACGTTGCGGAAAATCGGACTAGTGCTGGGTTTGCCTCCGGTAGCTGTCGTGGGCCTGCGATTACTGAGGCGTGCTGAATTACTCCCTTCGGGTAGGCAGTTCCTGCGAATGATAGAACCTGGGCCTGAATGGTCCTCGCGGAAAGCGAGACGCTATCAGTGCTAGACTTAAATCCAAATACATCAACGTCAACAATAGGCTGGTCGCCACCAATATGCCGTGCGGCTCCGCTGATGCGGTGGATCCTTGCTATCGTGCCAGGAATGTCTGCCGGAAGTACCGTGACAAACCGGACGGCAGGATTCAGCGGCACGAGTGCGGATATCAGTAGCAGCTCGATATCAGGGAATACCGGAACCGTCATCCGAACCTCACAAATGCCGCTCGCGCCAGGACGTGCTCCGGCTCATCGCCCCACTGGCCCCATTCGACAAACGGAGCCTCCGGCGAGTCGTTATAAACGATAGCCTCAGCGCGGTCATTCTTTGCGCCGCCACGGGAATGCGACCTGATGTGGAAGCTCGCGAGGTAGCGGCCCGGATGTGGGCTCTTTGGATCAACAGGCGAGGTCGCCTCAGCACGGATACGGATGCCCTCTGCGACTAGGCGCATCGTATCTTCCATCATCCGCGAGCGGAGCATGCGGCCGACTCCGGCGTGATCGGGATGGAATTCTGCTGTCACACCGATGCCCCCGTGATCCTGGTCGCCCGGATCTGAATGGGCGAGGTATGGCCGGAGAAAGGCGACTGCCACTGAGATGGGTTCCCCTGAACCTCGTACCGGTTTCCACCCCACTGAATAGCGTAGATAGCCTTTACATCCGTTCCGTACGGGAGGAAAACTGTAAGCTCATCGCTTACCTGATCCGTGAACTCGATTGTCTCGGTGCTACCGGACGACTGGACTACGCACGGCGTGATAGCTGTGGACGTCTCGGAATAGGTGTCGTTGCCGTAAGCGTCCTGTCCGGAGACGGTACGGCTAATCACCGTGACGGTCTGGCCGTATGGGAATGACATCTTCCGTCCTAGGCGTGTCTGGTAGCGTGATATCCGTGCTAACCGGATACCGGATATCACCGACAGTTACTGCGCCGGTAATCGTTACGATCACGGAACAACAGCGGTGAATACGGCTGGATCAGCCGTTGAGACGAATGAGAGGCCGGTACAGAGCGGCACATCGTACGTGACGGAAGCTGCTGGCGTACCAGGAAGCGTAACCGCAGTCGAGACGTCATATGGCGTCCCTCCCACGACTACACGGCCCGTGATGGTGGCGGAGGTCGGATCGATCGGGTCATTACCCTGGACGGAGTACGTGACGGTAACCGTCTCGCTGTGCGCCGGAGCGGAAGGGCTCGCGTTCATATCGCAGGAAACGGGCATTTACATCCTCACCTTCATGGTGCCGCGAGTCTGGCGGTAATCGGAAAGAACAGTTTTCATGCCGGCATCGGTAAGCGCGGCCGAGAGGCCAGCGCCAGAAGTACGGCGCATCGAGTACGAGTAAGCGCCAATACTCTCGCTCATCAGCGTAGCCGACTGGGTAGGCGTAGATAGCTCCGAGACGATAGCGGGGCACAGCACGCTCATGACGTCATCTGGAGTCTGATGGTATCCGTGATCGCCTGCGATCTTGAAGGAATTACCCCACCAGAAAGTCTCTTCATACCAGACTTCCGGGAGGTTGATGATCCCAGCGTACTGCGGAGCCGGTACGCTAATCTGGGAAACGCCATCGAACACGTACCAGGTTACCGGGAGGTTTGGGACTGATGGGAATCCGGAAAGCGCGGTCACCGATGTGATAACGGATATTGGCTTCCACAGGCCCATATTGATAATGCCTCCGTCGCCGGTCAGGGTAACGGAGTCGCCGGAGTACCAGATGAAGTCCTCACGGCAGTAACGCCGGATAATGGCGGAGGCGTCCGCGAGTAGCGCATTAACGCGAGCGGCCTCCGTTGGGTTCAGGGTGCGGCCTAGCCTCGCCTCGATATCGGCCTGGTTAGCGAGGCTAGGCAGCAGCGGTGTTGTCGGTGTCGACAGCGGTTCGGTCATCGGCTATTCGGTGCGCTTTGCGCGGGTGGAGCGGACTGGCCGGCGTGCCGCTGCCTGCTCCTGCTCGAATGCGTGCTGGGCTTCCAGGGCCTCCTGGTCTTCCTCCAGGCCGCCTTCTGCGGTCATCAGGGTGCCAGCTGGGTAGGTCTGGATGACGGAGATGGAGCCTCCGGCCGGAGCCGTCGTGCCGACACCGAGCACCGCGCCGAACGGCCACCGGGCCGTGATCGCGGAACTGGGCTGCATGATCGTGACCGGGTTGACGGTCGCGTAGGCGAGGCGCATCGTCATCCGCATCGCTACGGAGTCCTGCTGCATCAGGTTCAGGATGACCTTGCCGGTGTCGTCCGAGATGACGCCTTCCGTGAACATCTTGAAGCTGATGTCATTCCGGATGCCGATGATGGACTTGGTGAAGTCTCCGGCGAGCAGGAGGGCTCCGGCCGTGGGGTTGATCCAGGAGCCGTTGTTGACTTCCGACATGTTGTAGCCGTAGAGGTTCCCTCCGGGCCTTGCCGTCATGTCGGGCTGGTAGATCGGTATGCCCTGCGCCGACCGGAGGCCGGTGAGCTTCCAGCTCATTCCCGGCATGGCTGCGAATCCGTTGACGGTATAGCCGGAGCCCGCCATGGCGACTCCGAGAGCCGAGACGTCAACGCCTAGGTCGGTGCCGGTTCCCTCGATGGTCCAGTGGCCGCTCTTGGTCGCGCCTACGAATACGGACTCACCCCAGGTGGCGGGCTTGTTGACGCCCCAGAGCACGGCCGAGTCGATCAGCGCGCCTACGGCCTCCGTGATTCGTGGCTGGACCTGCGCCCACAGCGGAACGTCTGCGTCATCAAGGTACGCTTCCGGGATCGGCACGATGCACGCCAGTTCCTCAACGACCATGATGACGTTTTTCCACTGCTCCTGCGTGGTCTGCTTCATGCCGGTATCGCCACCGACCCAGTACGCGACCGGGAGGACATCGAGCACAGGCATACGCTGGGTCTTGGAAGAGAGCGTGGTACGGTTCATGAGGGAGAGCGCAGCCGACGCGGTGGGTGCGTTCTCAATGATGTCCGCAGCGAGTGGCTGCGGTACGAGCGGGTCAGGCGTTCCGGCTGAGCGGAAGATGCCCTGGTTGTAGGTTGTCATGCCTGAACGGCCTTTCCGCGCGCTACGGCCCTAATCCCGCGCAGAGCGCGCTGCTAACGTCCCTGTAGAAGATTCCTGAACCACTCATCCGGCGTGGTGGGCGTTCCGCCGCTCGCTGGCTGTGATCCTGGGCGTAGAGATTCGACTGGCCTACCCTGGCCTGTCGATGGGGTGCCGTTCCGGCCCGATACAATTTCCTGTGCTAGTTCCTGGGCTCTCGTTTCGATTGCCTTAGCAAATAGCTCTGCCGTCTCGTTGATCTCTTCATCCGTTCCGGATCCAAGATAGTCGATGAGTTCAACGGGAAGGCTATACGCGGCCGCAGCCATGACACGCGAATGCGTGTGGAGCGCGAGGTCTCGCGCTTCCTCAGCTGCACGCTGCGCTTCCTGAGCTTTTGTAAGCTCGCTCTTATTCGCGTCCTCAAGTTCCTGGAGCCGCTGTGCAGCGGCCGAATTCGACTTGGCACGGGCCTCATGTTTCCGGGCCTGCGCTTTCCAGTGGTCGAGCTGACGCTGAAGATCTGAGGTCTCGGTTCCCGCCATTCCGGCGAGTAGGCCATCAGCTTCTGCATCTTCTGGGTCGCCCGTTCCGGGCTCGCCTCCGGTAACCTGCCCCGTTCCGGTGCCGTCGCCTGATTCCATCCCAGAATTCTCGCTCACCTTTCCTCCAGCGGAATGCGCACGTGTGCCTACGCGGGATAATACGCCGTTACCCGCCAGATAGGAAGTCCCGTTTAATGGGCAGCTTTCTTGGCGGCTTCAGCGGCTTTCTCGCCCGGAGCATGGCCAGGCCTCGCCCCGGTTGCCCGCTGGTGAAGGTTTGAACAGAGTCCCTTCACGATAGCGGGCGAGACGTACTTGCTCAGCTGGACCACGCACCGGTCGAAATCGCCAGGTACGCCCCAGTCAATCTTGGCGGCTCCGGCTCCGTGCGCCCAGTACTCCATGAGCCGCTGTGTACTCGCGACATCCCTTGGTGTCGCTTCCCTTCCGGCTACCATTAGCTAACCTCCATAACTTACCGTAATTACGCGCGGCCCAGAGAGCGATTCTCCGGCCGCGAGCGGGTTCCGGGCTCCGATCGTAGCGGGCGAGGCCGGAGATGCGCTCCTGCGCCCAGGGAGCGGGCTTCACAGCCGCACCGGCCCGGATAGCGGGAGGACGGACGCGAGCCGTACGCCTCCGTTCTCGGCGCAGGCCCGGCACGCCGCTCCGCCAATCGACGCGAGTACGGCGTGAACGGGGCAGATCCAGACTACGGCCTCATGACTAACCTGGCCGCAGTATCTCCGGTAAGGGCTCGCCGGAGTCGCGCCGCATACTGTCTCCGGCCCGGTAACGGCCGAGCACGGTTCCATGCGCTTGAGGTGGAGATCCGGGATGACTAGGCCGGTCACTAGATCTGGCATATGAACCCAACTCCTGCTGCCCCGGTTCCGGCCGCTCCCTGGAGGCTGTCTCCGGTGGCCGGCGTGACCGGTGCTCCGAGTAGGAAGCTCGCTATGATGTTGGCGGCCGTTCCGCTCGCGACGTCACACGCAATAGCCCAGTTAGCCGTTCCGGGAGGCGATGTAAAAGGACCCCAGGTAATGATGCCCGTATTGTAGATTGAGGAAGGCGAGGCAGGCGTTGCGGCTACCGGAGTGTAGTTCTGGCGAGCGTAGCCGGTACTCGTTAGGTACTCGTTAACGGTCGCGTCGGCCATCGTCAGCGCTGAGGACTGGAGCGAGCCTATCGCCGTCTGTGACATGGCGAGGTAGGTGGGAGCGGCTGCCGGGCTCTGCGTCTTGAGGAATACGGCGTTCAGCGCCTGCTGCTGCGCGTACTGGTGAAGCTGTCCCTGAGTTATCAGCACGGCTACGCTCCGGGAGGTGGTGGGCTGAAGCTAGAATGCCATAGCCCTATATTGATTGCGGTAAGGCGAGGATTTCCCACGAGATCGGTCCACGAGACGATGGGCCAGTTAGGTGGGCTGATATCAAGCGAGTCCACCGTTACAAGCGTTCCGGCCGTAAGGTCAAGCTTAGCCATCTCTGGCGCGATAGGGCTCCCACGCGCATAGAGGCCGTATGCGTGCCCTGCGACCGGGGTGTAAATGGCCTTATCGCCTGGTTTCGGCTGACCGCCCATTGCCATTAGGCACCACCCGACTTCAGCGTACCATCGCTGTTCCAGGAATCCGGGATGTCATCAGACCATCCTTTCGCCCGTGCCACCCGCATAATGTAGCGGCGTACCTTGGCCCGTTCCTCCGGCGTATTCGGCCTGGCGCGGCCGACTGCTGATATGGCGGCCGATAGGGAATTGGACGGCCCGGTACGGCTGTTGATCGGGAAGCGAGGCGAATCAGACTCATTCGCCTGCGATGGGGGCATGGCCTGCCCCTGCTTCTGTAGGTTTCTCCGCTGCTGTTGTGATAGCTGTGCCATGACGGCTCTCCCAGTAATTATTCCAGGCTGCTATAGCGGCCTTTCCTCTTGTTCCCTTTGTTGCTTCCGCCCACTGATCCGAGAGGCCGGAGTTAACCGATTCCTCACCGATGAATACCGCTCTCGCGACGCAGTGACAGTGATCGTGAGCGCGGAAGTTTACGGTGGACTCTTTGTAGACCGCTCCACGGCCGGCAAGCATAGCGCAGAAGCCGCACGCTCCGGGCTCGATTACCCGTTCCCAGCCTTTCGCTAGATGGTCGCCGGTAGCGGCCTGCGTCACGGTATCGCGGCCGCCATTCATTACCAGCCGCGTACCGGCTCCGCGTAGCGAGTCGCGAGCCATAGCACTAGCGGCATCGGGCTCGTTATCCTTCAGGAAATGATAGAACTGTCCCTGTCCCATCATATTCGTCATCTTATCGAGATATCCGCTATCGAGCGTCACACCAGGAACGGAACCGTACGGCCAGCCAGCGACCGTCCGGGCGGCCGAGTAATAGCTGGCTGCGTTCGCGGCCGACATCTCATAATGCGTATCGATAATCCCGTTCACTACTGGATTGTAACGGCTCCACGTTTCATTGAAACGTGAAGGATCGATTAGCCGCATCCAGAGGTTCACGATAGCCAGTGCCGCTCGCGTAGCTATCGCCTGCTGCGTAGTCCGGTAATGCGCGAGCAGGAGCTGCGGCCTGTCTGCTTCAGGTACGGGTAGCGTCATTGGACCGTCCCAGGCTCCGGAGCCTTACCGCCAGGCCTTGGTGGGATAGACTGCTGCGCGGTCTGCTGCGCCGTATTCGGCTGCATGAAGTTGGCCGCCTGCATACCGGGAGCCGTCTGCTGCGCTCCGGCGACGGCCTGCTGGATCATGGCCTGCGCTCTCTCGCGCTGAGCGGCTAGCTGCCATGCCTGGACTTCCTCAGCGGTAGCTCCGGGAATCCGGGCCCACAGTTCCTCTGCCGGCACGCCAAGCATCTGAGCTGCCTTGGTAAGGCCGTCTATCGTCGCGCCGAATGCCTTGGCGCTAGTATCGCGCCATACGACTGTCCCGAATAGGTCATTCCAGCCATCCTTGTTCCCGGAGGCGAGCGAGATTAGCCGGAAGGTATTGCGCCATGGATCGGTGAGGATAGCCTTCAGCTCGTTGACTTTCGAGTCCTGGCCGTCTCGTGCGGCCGCTAGGGCTTCCGCGCTAAGGTTCGCTACCTGGCCCAGGAGGTGGTACGGAGGCAGCTGCGAGATCGTAGACATATGCCTGATGCCGTCCTCGCGTACCCCGGAATACGGGGCGAGGGCCGTCTCACCGAATTCACCGAAGTGCGTTGCTGGGTCCTCAGAGGCCCATACGCGGTCAACTCCGGGCCTGAATGGCGCTTCCTCGCGGCCTTCCTCATCGACCGGGCTCATGCCCGTTACCCAGCGCTGCCGGAAGGCTGCGAACTGAGTCGAGATCATGAGGTTGAACGTATCGAAATTGATCTGATCCTGAAGCGGCATCAGCGGCTCTACCTCGCCGGAGCAGTCATCCTCGCCGTCCAGGTCTGTCTCGTGGAGGAAGCGTACCACGGGGCAGAGCCCTAGGCCGTGAGAGGCTACCGGAGCCTGGCCGCTGAGTAGTGGGTCACCGGCCTCTGCTAGCCGGAGGCTGAACTGCTGGGTATTCCGGGAAGCCGTAGCGTTACCGACCAGAATGTAACGCTTGGCCTCATCGTATACCGATACCAGCATCTGCGACTTGCCGCCCGGAAGGTTTACCACCCTGGCCTCTAGCGCGAACTGAGGCCATTCGTCATCGACGTCATCAGCATAGAAAGCCGTCATCCGGCGAGG